TTCCGTCTAAGTGATCTACTTGCAAAGAATCTCTAATAAGACTTTGAGTGCTCTCACTAACTTTATTCCAGTCATCTCTTAACTGCTCGGGTAAATACTCAGGAAAAGGTAAAAAATGTATTGCAACTAATCTATGTACATATAGAGTTACTGCTTTATTCTTTGCTCCGTATTCGAAGCCTTCATCAGTAAATTGTGCCTTTGTAGGAGGATAAATAGTTACGGAAGCTTCTGGTCTTCCTAATGTATTTTTTATTGTCCATTTTAATTTATGTCCTCTCTTGCCTATTACATTTCCATACTTTGAAATTGTATAATCTGTTTTTTGCCCTCTAAAGAACATAGGTACAAACTCTTCGTCTTTTATATTAAAGTCCTGGTACATATCTCTAAGTTCTTGGGCGGTGAATTCTTTTAATCGTGTTGCTAATGCTTTCATGGTTTCTCCAAGTTTCTGGCGTCCCGCACAGGAGTCGAACCTGTAACCTACAGCTTAGAAGGCTGTTGCTCTATCCTATTGAGCTAGCAGGACATGTCAGAAACTATGCGTACAATGTTTCTTTGAGTCTTAGAACTGCTGACTCATTTAAAGAACCTGGATCACCATGTTTTAAATTTATATTTGTGTGTTTTAACATAACATTATCACAGAGTTCTCTCACTTTTTCTGCGGAACTCTGCCCAGCTGTATCTGGGTCATAGATAATATCAATTTGTTCTACTCCTTTCATTTTGAGTAGTTGTAATTTGTCTTCTGTTACATTTGATACTCCAAACGAACAAAGAGCATTTGTTAGCCCTTTGTCATGGAGGTTAATTACATCATAGATACCCTCTACCAGTATGACTCTGCCTTTTATTGGCAATACATTAGCTGGGTATAAAGGTAGCTGTACTTTCGGAGGATGAAAGATGTACTTAGGCTGGTCTTTAATATGACTGTTCTCCCTAAGTCTTCCATTAAATGCAACAATCTTTCCTGTGATATCAAATATTGGAAACACTATCCTGTCATTGAAAGGTGATCTATTAACCATGAATGTTCCAAACTTTTTGTACGTTTCTGGTTTAATACTTCTTTCATTACCTACATACTCCATTCTGTCTGTAGGAAGTTTCAGTCCGACAGACTCAGCTCTCTTTCTATCTATTTTTTGTTTGAGATTCTCTCTTTTTATATCTAAATAGTTTGCTGGTTTGTCGAAGTGTTTAAATAGGTTTCCTTTAAAACCACAGGAAAAACAGTTAAATACTCCTGTTATTTTGTCTATTCTCATAGAGGGGTTTGAATCATCATGCTCAGGATTTAGGCACGACACAATAAAGTCTGCAGGTGAGACTTTAAACCATATCTTTTCTTCTACTAATAGTTCTTCTACTGTCACGGTCTGTAAACTTTTCCTCTATCTGTTATTAAATAACCATTTAAATGGTCTATTTCATGTTGAACTACTCTTGCGTCAAAATCCGTAAATTTTCTTCTGATTTTAACATATTCTCCTCTTCTAACTGATGTATAACTTATAATAATATAACTAGCTCTTTTTATTTTAACCATTATATTAGGACAACTTAGACACCCTTCAAAATCAGACTTTTTATAAGGGGATAGCTTTTCTATTTTTGGGTTTATAAATAGCTCTGGTTCATTAATATGACCTGCCAAAAATATTCTAAAAGGTACTCCAATCTGTATTGCAGATATACCAACACCGTTGTGTTTCTCCATAACTGAATGCATATTGTCAACTATACTACTTAATTCATCTATTTTACCACTCCATTCTTTGGACATGGTTCTTAATTTATTTTGATTTGTTACTAACAACTTCCACCTCCTTTGGTAATTCTTTATTACAGTAGGGGCAAACATAGCGTAATCCTAACAACTTTCTATAAATGCAGTCTTTAATCCACTCTGTCATTAGTGCAGCTCTTCATCACTATAATAAAGTTCCCATTCTGCTTCATAAATAGCTCTAAAATCCTCTAAACTAGGAATAATGTCATTCTTCTTAGCTATCATAAGTCTTGCTACAAAAGCTGAATAAGCCTCTATTAATTGCTTTTCTGTATATAATATCATATATCTTGTGCCTCTTCATCTGCGGAACCACTACTCATTTCTTCCCTCATTTTAGCTTTCTCGTCAGGAGTCAACGCTGTAGTAGGCCCAATTTTTAAACTCTTCCAGTCTACTGTACTGGAAAACCCTTTTACTTCATTGTTTCTCATCTTGGTACAGTTAAATGTCATACATTTATCTTCTGGTGACCAAGTCTCCAATGAATATGCAGCATCTGCCGCGTCTAGAATACCCTTTGCAAACCTAGCTTCACCAGTTGAATCCGTTTGATACGGAGCAAAGACTAAGGTTTCATAATCCTGTGCAAAGGTTTTCATCTTTTTACTAATCTCAATTTGTTCTTGCCAATCATATTGGCTATTGCGACCTGGTGCGTTATGTCTACGGACTTGGTTGAGATAGTCAACAATGACTATCCCAACATCCGTACGACTTACCCTCTTATCGAGTTCGCTTTGAATCTTTGAGAGAGTGAGGGCTGGGTCGTAAATAACATCTAACTGTGCATCCTTGTTAAGTTCCTGCTTTACAAGTTGTTTATGAAACTCATCAAAGTCTCGAGTTTTCTCGTAAGTATGAAGTATCTCATGCCCACCATCAAACCTGCCTGCCCACCAGCCCGCTACTAGATTCCATTCTTCAGTACTCATGTTTTTATCACGAATACTAGTAAATGGTATCCTTGTGGCTATGGAACACATTCTTTGTAGAATAGACCTACTGTCCATCTCAATAGTGAAATAAATAGCAGTTCTACCCTGTTCATAAACATTTACAGCTAGGTTACAAGAAGTCAAAGACTTTCCTGATCCGCGTCGTCCTCCCACTAACACCAAATCTTTGGGAGAAAACTTAACTGTTGCGTCATACTCACTATTCAATCCGAGTGGTAAGTACTTCGCTAATTCTTTATCATCTTCAAAGAGTGTAATACTTTGCATACTCTCTGAAGGAGGAGTGATATCAACTTTATCACTCACGTCTAAAACTATCTCTTGTAGTTGTTCTATATTTTCCTCAGCACTAGCAATCGTGACGGTTTTCTCGATATATTTATCGAGTTCGTCTAAAATTTCTGTTTGTGTAAATTCGTTCTTGAGATAGTCAAGTAGCATGTCTGCATCGACATCTACTTCCATAAGTTCGATTGCTGTAAGCTTTTCAGTGAGGTTTTTGTCCCGGACTTCGTATTGAAGTTCCTCGAAAGTAGGGAGAGTTTGATATGTGTCTACATGTTTATCCAAGACACTATAAATTGCTCGGTACTCACTTGGCAGATATACATCTTTAAGTTGAGCCCAAGTATCCAAGTCTTGTTGGTGGACTAATTGTTTTAGTAATGCAGACGCAATATTCATAACTCTCTCTCAAAAAAGGGGGTCGCGTAGACCCCCTAGCTAATATATTGCGATTAACCTATTTCTTTTCTAGCTGCTCCGTTGTAATCAGCACATTGAAGACCACGCCTTGTTAGCATAGTTTTCACGCCTCTTACAGTCTTGCCGATGTCATCAGCAATTTCCTGAACAGTCATAGCAGAAATGTCAAGGTCAGCTAACACGTCAGCTTTGCTTGAACCTTTAGTATGTTCTTGCTTTGGAATAGCATTGATGTCTCCACTTCTTAGAAGGGATAATGCTTTTCCTCTGATTGAATTAACACTTTTGCCTAGTGATTCAGCGATAGCTTCTACGAAAGCGCCATCGTTAACCATAGAAACAAAAGTTGCTTCTTCTTCAGGAGTATAAGTTCTAACACTCTCTACTTTAGGAGCAGGCTTAACATGCTCTGTAAGTTCCATAGAAAGTATTTTTCCTTGAATTGATTTTGCTGAGAAGTTCCCACCTTCGAAGTGTTCTGCAATCTCTGCATAAGTGTAAGAGCCGCTGTTGTCGTTAACAAACGCTCTTAATGTTGCTTCTTGTTCATCTGAGAATGATTTAGAAGCTGAAGCTGAAGCTAGTTCAACCTCGTAACCCATTTTTCTCAACTTGCTTGAAACTGACCTTGTTGATGTTTCTAGTTCATCAGCAGCATCAGAAACCATAGCTTGAGAGACAGGGCCTTCGCCCACAAAGTCTACTAAACTTTGAGTTCTTTCATCTGTCCATTTTGGTAATGCCATATTAATTTTCCTCTATTATATGTTTTATATTGTTAAAAATTGTTACGCCCATATCTTGGGCTTTCTGAGTTTTTGCACTTTCAATACCACTCTCGTTGAGTAGAATTGTTACTGCCTTTGTAAGGTTGTCCTTTGTCTCATATCCATATTTATGTAAAACTTCTTGTGCCATACTTTTAGTTTTATAGCTCTTAAGTTTACCTGTTATACAAACAACTCCTTTCGTTGGAACTGAGTTGTCAACTACAGAACTCTTACTTTCAAAAGAGAAGGGTAACTCATTATACCCCATCACATTAAATGTATTCTCATACCAGTTTATAAGGTTCGACGCCGCTTTAGGATCAAGACCACTATCCACACATCTTTGATAGGTTATCTCGTATAAAGACGAGATTCGACTCGTTAACTTTTTGGTAGCGCTTGAGCCTATCAGCGGTATCGAAAAAGCTGGAAGGAGAGTCGTTAAATCTGCACTTCTAGATTTTTCTATCTCTGCAAATAACTTCTCTCCTAACTTTTCCGAATCTAATATATCTACTATTTCGTTCTCGGTTAGAGAATA